GTAGAAGAAACTACAGATTAAACTTTAACCATCCCGTTAAAGAATTAGTTTGGGTTGCTCAAAGAAGTGATATTGGAACTGCTGTAGGTTTCAGTGCTCCAACAAATGAATTTGAAGATGCTCATAGTAAATTAACTATTACTGAAGCTCAAGGTTTAACTGCACACAATGCTGCTGCTGATATTTCTACTGGTGGTACTTCTTCATCAATTTTTGGTATAAATTCAGGGGAGGCTCTTGAAGCAGGAGGTACATTTCCTGAAGCAGTAACTGGACAATTTTTCGGCGGTGATCCTTTTACAGATTTTACAAATAATGCAAGAACTGTTTATTTCTTTGCTGGTGATGAAGGTGATGCTACTGGTGTTGCTGAATCAGCAGCTTCAGCAACTACTAACGATACACTTTTAGCACCCGCTCTTTCTTTCCCAGGTACACAATCAATGGTTAACAGTTCAGTCCTTAGATTAAACGGTCAAGAAAGATTTGCTGAAAGAACATCTGCTTACTTTAACAGAGTTCAACCATACCAACACCACACTGGTTGCCCTGATCTCGGTATTAACTCATACTCATTTGCTCTTAAACCAGAAGAACACCAACCATCTGGAACTTGCAATTTCTCAAGAATTGATAATGCTGAATTAGTTGTTGACTGCGCTTCTGCTGGTACATTAAACGTATTCGCTCACGGATACAATGTACTCAGAGTTGCCTCTGGTATGGGTGGTCTTGCTTACTCTAACTAAGTTTATTCAATTAATATTAAAATAACTATAAATTATAATTTATCTAAAAATAAATTATAATTTATATTAATTATGAAAGGAACATTAGTTCAATTACAATATAAAGGTGTAGAAGATATACATTTAACTGGTGATCCAGAAATATCTCATTTTAAAACAGTATATCAAAGATATAAACCTTTTTCTATGGAAAGTATTGAAACTTTGTTTAATAAAAACGCAAAATTTGATTCTATTTGCTCAGCAACGTTAGTAAGAGAAGGTTCATTAATTTCAAAAGTATATTTAGAGGTTGATTTACCATATGATACAAATTCAGATGCGTACTGGACAAATAGAGTCGGATTTAATTTAATAAAAAAAGTAGAATTAATAATAGGTAATACTATTATTGAAAGGCAATATGGTTTATGGATGTATTTATGGTCAGAGTTATCATCTACTTTTGATAAACATAAAATGCTAGATGATTTAGTAGGAACAACTTCCCGAGCTAATAAATTTTCAAATGGATTATCGGCTAAAATGCCTCAAAAAATAATAATTCCAATTAATTTCTTTTTTTGTAAAAATATAGAAAATGCCTTACCTGTTACTGCAATTAAAGATCAAAATATTACATTTAAATTTTATTTTGAAAAAAAAGAAAATTGTTTACAATCGGGAACGGTTTCTGGAGATATAAGTGCTAGATTATGGATTGATCATATTTTTGTTGAAAGAAATGAAGAATTAATTTTAGCACAAAAAGATCATACATATTTAATAGAAGTATCACAACATCATCAAAAAAATTTAAATTTAAATGGAGATAATGTAGTAAATATCCCTTTCAAACTTAAATGTAAAGAATTAATATGGGTTTTAAAAAGTAACCAATTATCATCTGATAATGATAAATTTACTCATTTTGAAAATAATATATCAAGTGACGTTAAATTTTCTAGTTTTTACCAACATTATAATTATGGGGGTTGGAGAACAGATTTACAAGAAGGAGAATATAATAATACACAATTATTAGCATTAAATTCTGATTTTAATATGTTATCATCCGTTATATTAAATGGATTAAAGGTAATTTTATATACTGGTGAAAACTTTGATGGTAATAGGGTAGAATTGAAAGAAGATAATTCAGGACTTGGAATATATAACGATAAAATTAGATCAATTAAAGTTATCAATATAAATAAAACTATTAATTTATTAAATAATGTACAAATTAAAATAGATTCAAAAAATTTATTTTCAACCAACAAAAAAGATTATAAATATTTTAGTAAATATTTACCATACAGATATCATACTGGTCATCCAAATGAAGGTATTTATGTATATCCATTTTGTCTTGAACCTGAAAATTATCAATTATCTGGATATTTAAATTTAGATAATATTAAAAAATTTAATTTATTGTTAAACTGTAAAAAAAGTAATATTAGATTATTTTCTTTAAGTTATAACATTATTGAAATAAGAGATAATATGTGTTTTTTGAAATACAAATATTAAATATTTAGATTTAAACCTTTTTTTCTAATATAAATTATAATATATTAATGAGTGGAGCATTATTACAATTAGCAGCTTTAGGATCACAAGATGTATATTTAACTGGGAATCCTGAAATAACATTATTTAAAAGTAGTTATCAAAGACATACTCATTTTTCACTTGAAACAATTCAAGTTACATTTGATGGGGAAGATTTAGATTTTGGAACTGATAAAACTACTACAGCGACAATAGATAAATCTGGTGATTTAGTATCTAAAATGGTTCTTGTTATTAAATTAGGCGAATGCACTGATCCGAATGTTGATTGGGGATATGTAAATAAATTAGGTCACGCAATAATAAATAATATTAGTATCACTATCGGACAAATTGAAATAGATACACATAATAACCAGTGGATTAATATATATCATGATTTATTTGGAAATCTAAGTCACGAAAAAAATTATTTTAAAATGATAGGAAACACTGAAGAAATGAAAACTCTTAAAAAAACTCATGGTAATTATGAACTTTATATTCCCTTAGAATTTTGGACTAATAAATCTAGTAGTTCTGCTTTTCCTATTATATCATTAAATAAACAAGAATTTCAAATAAAAGTTACCTTAAATGATGCAATTAGTTGTATTAATTATAAGGGTAATCTAGAACCAACTAATTTACCGTCAATAGAAACCGCCTATTTTCTAGTAGATTATATCTTTTTAGATACAAGTGAAAGAAATCTATTTTTATCAAGAGATCATGAATATCTTATTGAACAAGTTCAAGAAATGTCTGATAATATTACAACAGAAAATACTAAACTAAGTTTAATTTTTGATAAACCTTGTAAGTATTTAATATGGACAGTAAATTTAAATAAATATTTAACAAGGACAGAATATTTGGTTTGGGCACCAGATAATAACTGGGACAAAGCATTAAATACATTTGCAAAATTAATTTGGTTAGTTACTAGAACAAATTTAAATATGACAGATATTGATAATCCTGTAATTGATTTAGATGATACTTTTCTTAATATAGGAGAATCTTTGCCAAAAGTTACTAATGGTATTGATATTTTAAGCACCCTAGCAGATAAAGTAAAAGCAATATTTCTTTTTGCAGAAGAAAGTAGTATTACAAATACATTTCAAATAAAAGCAAATATTGATAATGTATTAATTATTGAAAATAATCTAACATTTGAAGATATGTCTACTACTATAAGTGATTTAAAATCAGGTCTAAATACTTCTGAACCAATCCATATAAATCAAGGAACTTTTTTGGATATAAATAAAGTTAGTATTATTGATATATTTAATTACGGAAATTTTATAAATAGAACTGATAATCCTATCATAACTTCAAGATTACAATTTAATGGTAAAGATAAATTTCAAGAAAGAGATGGTAATTTCTTTAATTATTTGAATCCATTCTTTTACTTTAATAATACACCACCTGACGGACTAAATGCATATAGTTTTAGTTTAACACCATCTGATATACAACCTACAGGTACTGTTAATTTTACAAATATTAATAATAAAGAATTACTCTTATCACTTGGTATAAATAATAAAAAAGATCCTAATTATTTCAAAAATATTTTTAAATCAGGTGTAATAAATATATTTACCACTAATTATACAATGCTTAATGTTTCAACATCTAAGGATATTATTGGTCTTAGTTTTTAAAAAAATTGAAATTATAAAATTAATAATATATATTATTAATTTTATAATGGAATACTCAGATCTTATTTCTGCAAAAATGTTACCTATTCTAAGAAAAATAATAGATGATGATCAAGGTGATGCTAATTATAATCCTAGTCCTCAACCAAATAGTCTTCAACTACACGATGGTTATCAAAATCTTCTTAAATCTAGTAATGATTTTATTATTATTAGTAGCGGATATCCAATTATGAAAGAAAAAAATGTT